GATTCACTGGTTATCTATCGTTTAAGTAGAGCACCAGAACGTCGTATTTTCTATATTGACGTTGGCAACCTGCCTAAAGTAAAGGCAGAACAATATCTGCGTGACGTTATGATGCGTTATCGCAACAAACTTGTATACGATGCAAACACAGGAGAGATTCGTGATGACAAAAAATACATGGCGATGCTTGAAGACTTCTGGCTTCCAAGGCGTGAGGGTGGAAGAGGAACCGAAATCAACACTCTGCCTGGCGGACAAAACCTGGGCGAAATCACTGATATTGAATACTTTAAGAAGAAACTCTACCGTTCGCTTAATGTTCCCCCATCAAGAATGGATGGAGAAGGTGGGTTTAACTTGGGGAGATCTTCTGAGATTTTAAGAGACGAACTGAAGTTTACTAAGTTTGTTGGTCGTTTGAGAAAGAGATTCTCTAACATGTTTAATGATATGTTGAGAACTCAATTACTTCTTAAGAATATAATTACCCCAGAAGATTGGGAGATTATGAGTGAGCACATTCAATATGATTTCCTGTATGACAATCATTTTTCAGAACTGAAAGAAGCAGAACTGATGAATGAAAGACTGTCATTGGCAGCAACTGCAGAACCTTATGTTGGTAAATACTACTCTCAGGACTATGTTCGCCGCAAGATTCTGCGTCAAACTGACATTGAAATTCTTGAGCAAGATAAGTTAATTGAAGCAGAAATCGCAGCAGGAGTTATTCCTGATCCAGCAACTATCGGTCCAGATGGTCAACCACTAGATGCGGGGGCAGATGCCGCAAGTATGGATCTTGGAGCACCAGTGATGGAACCTGAGATTGATGCTTCTGCTGCTGAACCTATTGAACTACCCAAGGGTGGGGAGATATAAATAACTTTATCTTTGTAACATGGGAAACATGGACGAACTTTTAGACATGATGATTACTGACGAATCACCGTCACAAATCAGCGATAAAATTAAAGATCTTCTCTATTCAAAAACTGCTGAAAGAGTAGATAATTACCGTTCATCTGTTGGAAATGCACTCTTTAATGGGCAACCAGAAGAGGCACAGTCCGAAGAAGGTGAAGAGTAATTATAAATAACTTATAAATGAACTTTAGGGAATAATGTCACTTAATCCAGTAGGCGAAGCCTTTACAATAGCAACTAGTGCTTCTTCTGCGAAGTCAAATGCTTTTAGTCAAAGAACTGACACGATTAGAATCATTGCTATCAGTAATGATGCTTATGTTGCAATTGGAACTGAACCAGACGCAGGTCCAACAAACTTTTTAGTTACTGTTGGAGAACCAGAAGTGATTTCTTTAGGAATTCCTCTTGCTTCACCTGTTTCTGGAATTACTACAGGTGCTACTACGATTATTGATTTTCCAGAAGGATTTTCATCTCCATTCGCTGTTGGAGACTATGTTTCTTTAACTGTAACTGGACAATCTTCTTATGATTTTACTCATAAAGAAGTGACATCAGTAAATAACACTGCTAATGTTGGTGGTTATTATAGCACCAGAATCACTGTTGCTAATGATTCATCATCTGGAAATCCAGCATCTTTGTTATCAACATCTAGAGCAGAATTGAGAAAATCGATAAAGATTGCTGCAGAAGCAAGAACTGGAACAGGTTCTGTACATTGCCAACAAGTTCAAGTAACGGGTTAATCCAATCATGAAACTTATCAGAGAAGAAGTCGAATCGGTCAAATTTCTTGTAGAGACCACTAAGTCTGGCAAGAAATCACTGTACATTGAGGGAGTATTCCTTCAGGGAAACATCAAAAACCGTAATGGTCGTATGTATCCTATGGAGACTCTTCGTCGTGAAGTTTCTCGTTACAATGAAGCACATGTCAATGCTGGCAGAGCACTTGGCGAATTGGGTCACCCCGATGGACCAACTGTTAACCTTGATAGAGTGTCCCATAAAATTGTCTCATTAAAAGAGAGTGGTAATAACTTTATTGGTAAGGCAAAAATCCTTGGAACTCCAATGGGTAAGATTGCCGCAAACCTCGTAGAAGAAGGAGTAAAACTCGGCGTTTCTTCTCGCGGTATTGGATCTCTCAAAATGACAAAAGAGGGATGTAACATCGTCGGTGACGACTTCATGTTAGCAACTGCTGCTGACATCGTTGCTGATCCTTCTGCTCCCGATGCTTTTGTTGAGGGAATTATGGAAGGAAAAGAGTGGGTATGGGATGGTGGAATCCTTCGTGAGAAGTATGCAGAGCAAACCAAAAAACAAATCAATACACTCGTAGATCAGAGAAGATTGGAAGAGCATAAGTTGGAGTTATGGAATAACTTCCTTTCTAATCTTTAATTTTATAAATAAATATAGTTTTAATACCCGGCAATAACGGAGAGTTCAAATGTCTCGTGGAGATTTACAAGAAATGGAAGTAAAGACACAGCAATCCAAAACTGCTGTCAATTCAGGCGCTGCAAAAGCAGATCCAATGCCTACGATGGCAGATCCAGGCACTCAACTTGGAAACGTCGAAGATCTCGGTGGTCCTACCCCCGACAACTATAAACCCGATGACGATTCTGCAAAGTTGAGCACACCAGGCGGAACTCTCAAGCAAGTTAAGGATGTTGTCAATAAGGGTGCTAAAGCAGCAGATCCTATGCCAAAAGGCATGAAGGAAGAAGAAGAGATCACCGACGAAGTAGTAGCAGAAGAAGAAACAACCGAAGAAGAAGTAGTTGCTGAAGAAGAAACTACTGAAGAAGAAGTTGTTTCCGAAGAAGAAGTTGTCGCTGAGTACGAGTACGACATCGAAGAAGATGTCAACGCACTGCTTGCTGGCGAGGAACTCTCTGAAGAATTCCAAGAAAAGGCAAGAACTATCTTTGAGTCTGCAATCAATGCAAAGGTTGCATCTATCAGAGAAGAGTTGGAAGCAGCATACGAAGAGAAGTTTGTAGAAGAAATTTCTTCTGCTAAAGAGTCACTCGCTGAGCGTGTTGATTCTTATCTTGAGTATGTTTCTGATGAGTGGTTCACTGAGAACCAACTCGCAGTTGAAGCAGGTCTTAAGGCCGATATGACTGAATCATTCCTGACTGGAATGAAGAGTCTTTTTGAAGAACATTATGTAACTATCCCTGAAGAGAAATATGATGTATTTGAGAGCATGGTAGAAAAACTTGATGATATGGAGACAAAACTCAACGAGCAGATTGAGAAGAACATCACTCTGAATGCTAGACTCTCCGAGTCTGCTGCAGAGAGAATTCTCAATGATGTTTCTGAAGGTCTTGCACAGACCCAGAAAGAGAAGCTTGCATCACTTGCCGAAAGTGTAGAGTTTGAAAGTGAAGAACAATATCGTGGCAAGTTAGAAACACTGAAGGAGTCATACTTCACTCAGAAGAATGTTTCTACACCCGCTAAGACTGAAACCCTCTCGGAAGGCGTTGAAGCACCTGTTTCTTACACAGGTTCTATGGACGCATACATGAGAGCTTTGGATTCCACCCTTAGCAAATAATCTGAATTCAATATTAAATCAAACGTAAACATTACCCGTTAAAGCAAATGTTCCAATCCGAGCATCTGCAGGAAAAGTGGGCACCTCTCCTCAACCATGAGGGTCTCGACAAAATCGAAGATTCACATAAGAGAGCAGTAACCGCAACCCTGCTGGAAAACCAAGAAAAGTTCCTCCGCGAACAACAAGCATTCGCACAGTCTGGATCCTTCCTGACTGAGCAACCCAACGTTAACACCGACCCTGCTGGAACCGGCAACGCTGGTTTCTCTGGTTCAGGTGCATCACCTGTCGCTGGTTTCGACCCCGTACTGATCTCCCTGATCAGACGCTCTATGCCTAACCTGGTCGCATATGACCTGGCTGGCGTTCAACCTATGTCTGGTCCTACTGGACTCATCTTCGCGATGCGTTCTAAGTACAACACCCAGCAAGGCACAGAAACCTTCTACGACGAAGTAGATACCGCATTCTCTGGCCAGAACGAAGCATTTGACTTCACTGGTTCTGCTACTGGTATTGGTACAACTGCACAAGCAGGTACTAACCCTGGCGCACTGAACCCTTCAACCAATTCTACGCAGGCTGCGTATAACGTTGGTCAGGGCATGACTACCCAACAGTCTGAGGACCTGGGTACTAGCAATGATAACTTCAACCAGATGGCATTCTCAATCGAGAAAGTCACTGTTACCGCGAAGTCAAGAGCACTCAAAGCTGAGTACTCCTTGGAACTGGCACAAGACCTCAAGGCAATCCATGGTCTGAATGCTGAGGCTGAGTTGGCAAACATTCTCTCCACAGAGATTCTTGCTGAAATCAACCGCGAAGTCATCAGAACCATCTATAAGACTGCTGAGTCTGGTGCTCAAGTCAACACCGCAACTGCTGGTGAGTTCGACCTCGACATCGACTCCAACGGACGCTGGAGTGTTGAGAAGTTCAAGGGTCTTCTGTTCCAAATCGAGAGAGACGCTAACGCAATCGCACAGCGCACTCGTAGAGGAAAGGGCAACATCATCATGTGCTCTGCTGACGTTGCTTCAGCACTGACCATGGCTGGTGTTCT